TCACTGGTGGTGAACGTCCGGTCAGGTCAGGGATCAGAAGGGGACGGTGGCGCGGGGCGCGTGCAGGATGAAGTTCGCACGCGGGTTCTCGCTCATGATGCAGTACTGGCTGTCGACGCCCATCTTCATCACGCGCCGCTGGCCATCACCGCGGACCGGCTCGTCCTCGAGCATCCACTCGCCACGCAGGGCGACGAGCTTGGTGAACGCCATGTTCACACCGCAGATCGGCTGGTACGCCAGCGAATCCAGGGCGGGCACGGCGTAGGTGGTCACCGGGCCGAACGGCAGGTCGCCGAAGAACGGCGAGGCGTTGCCGTTGCGGTCGTCCGGGCCAGCATTGACCATGTCGGCGTAGGCCTCTGCGAAGGGCTGGCTCCAGAGGATCGCAAACTGCTGACGCTGGGTGGTGTCACCGCCGGTCAGCTTCATGTTCTTGGGCGGACGCCAGCCCACACGGTTGACCGCCGTGCGGAGCTGGCGGATCAGCTGCGGATCGATGGCGCCGTTGTGGGTCGCGGCCCAGTTCCGCAGCCGGGAGTTGGCCGGGATCGAGGCGTCGATGCCGCCGACCAGGGAGGTGGTCAGACCGTCGCGGAACACCGCGTTGATGCCGTTGAAGCCACCGACGGGGTCCACCTGGCCGGCGGCGAGCGGGCGGCAGTGGAACAGCAGGCCCTTGGGGTTCAGGTCATCGGCGGCGTTGTCGGGCGGGAGCAGGCCGCGGTTCTCGAAGTAGTTGGCGATCGACTCGTAGCAGGCGTCGCGGCGGGTCTGCACCAGATCGACAATCTGGGCGGCGCCGCGGTTGCGGGCCACCTCGGACTTGTCGATGATGTAGTGGGCTTCGTGCATCACCCAGGGCTCGAAGAGCGTGCCCATGGTGTCAACCTGGGCGTAGGACTGGGTGGCGTACATGCGGGTGCCGCGGGCCGACTCGTTCTCCGCCAGGCGGATGCGCTTCTCCCGGCCGCGCGAACCGCTGTCGGCGGTGATCCGACCGCCGCCGAACAGCAGCTCACAGACGGGGTAGCTGTTGAGGGCGAAGGTCTGGGTGAACGACCCACGGGGGATGTTGTTCAACGTGGTCGCGACAAGGTCAAGGGCCTGAGCGCTGGTGATTCCGTTCATCTTGAGCTTCTCCGGTTCTCACTAGCCGGAGATGGCGGTCTCACCGCCCTGGACTGCCGATCAGTTCACTCGACGCCGAGTGCTTTGAGCTTGGACGCAACGGCGGTGATGCCCGCCTGGAAAGTCCGCTTGGCCGGAAGCGACGCCCGGGGGGCCGCCGGAACCGGGGACATCTGCCGGGACGCCACCTTGCCGGTGACTTGACGTTTGTCAACCTTGGTCCCGAGCACGCCCGCCGCGTAACGCAGGGCCTGCTCCGGGGTCACCGGACGGCCGGCGGAGGCCGCGTTGGCAAAGACGTACTCGGCACGGGCCAGCACCGCCTGCTGGCGGGACGCCTTGACGCCGAGCTTGTCCATCACGCGGGTGGCCTGGGCAAGGTACTTCTGCTGCTGGGCGGCCTGCTCGACAGCCGCGGCCCGCTTCTCGGCGGCCGAGAGCCGCTGCTGCAAGGGCTTGATGACCTTGTCGACGATGTCCGCGCCAAGGGTCTCGCGGGCCTGCTCCAGTGCCTTCTCGTCCACCTCGGGCAGCTGCTCGGGCTGCTGGGCCTGGGCGGGCTGCTGGGCCATGAACTGCGGGCCGTCGAAGATGCTCAGGTCATCCTCGTCGTCGTCGTCGTCCTGGGCCTTCCCGGCGGGGGCCTCGTCGTCGGCGTCGTCGGTGTCGTCCTGGGCGTTGGTGGGGGTCACCTCGTCAGGGTCGATATCGACCGAGTCGTCGTCGCTGTCCTCGTCCGCCTCCACCTTGGCCGAGGCCTTGGAGGTGCGGGGGGGCGGCTTGGCGCTGATCGGGGGCCGGTCGTCGGTGCCGTCGGCGGGGATGGTGGTCAGGGCCTCGTAGTCGCTCATCGGCTGTGGATCAGGCTGAGGCGGAACGTCCATCTTGGCGCTGCGGGGCTTGCCCGGGTTGCGGGCCGAACCGTCGATCGGGATGGTGTTGTCAATGGCCATGGTGGTGTGTCTCCAGCGTGGGGTTCAAGGCGGTGAAGCGGATCACTCCGCGGGCTGCTCGGCAGCCGGATCAGGCTCGGCGAACTGCGGGCAGGTGCCAGCGATGACGCGATCGAGTCGGGCCTGCAGCGCAGCAACCTGACCGCTCAAACGAGCGACGGCCTCGGCCAGGTCATCCACGCGGCCGTAGATCTCGCCCAAGGTCTGACCAGGCTGGTTCTGGACGGCGCCCGTTCCGGCAGGAGTGATGTCTTCCATGCCCCACTTGTTCCCGCCCGTCTCGACGCGCGTCAAGTGGGGTCGGGCTGCATGTACTCAGGACGCAGGGCCCGGCGGCGAACCGTCCGCCGTCCCTCCCCGTCCGCGTGCATGGTGTCAGGGTCGGGCGTCTGCTGGGCCGCTACCTCGGCATCGTGCTGCTGCTTGGCCTTGACGAACCGCCGTTCCTCCTGGCGGTCGGAGAACACCACCGAGCCGTCATCACGGATGCAGTTGCCCGCCTGCCCGTAGGCCTGGCGGAAGTACTTCACATCCTTCTTGGGGACGAAGTGGATGACGCTCTCGGTCTCCTGACCGTGGAACACCCGGTTGCCATTGCGGATGCGGGTGGTCGCCCAGTTGGTCTCCTGGCCCTTGGCCTGGCACTGGGGGCAGGTGATCGCGTCCCGCTGACGCATGGAGGCGAAGGTCTCGTGGGCGTGCCCGCAGGCTGGGCATTTCAGGCTGTAAATTGGCACAGGGACGGGTCCTTGAGGGCGGCCATGATGTTGCGGGCGAGCTCCGCGCCCCGATCCGTCAGCCGAATCCGGTCCTCGTCGGCGGGCCGGAGATACTCAGGCTTCAGGCTCTCGACCGACCGGCGGATGACATAGGCGTCCCGCCCCTGAATCCGCGTCACGACGTGCTCGATGGTGGTGACTTGGCCGGAGGTGTAGACCACCAGGAGAACACGCTGCTGGATGGGCTGGAGCGGCTTGAGTGGGTTCATGGGTCCTCACACAGCGGCATCTTGCCGCGACGGGTCCGCCTGCTGACGCACTCCTCGCGTCGTGTCTGCACCGGGGCCGATGCCAGCGTCGGGGCTCGAAGCCATGCCGGCGGCCTGGGCCTGGGCCTGGCCTTGGGCCTGCATCACCGCCATCTGCATCATCACCGCCGCCGGATCGTTGAACATGTCGGTCAGTTCCGACAGGCCGGTCGCCTGCTGGAGCACCCGCAGGGTGCCATCCAGCCGCATCACACCCGCCTGGAACATAGGCATCAGCCCACCCAACACGTTGAGGATCTCGACCAGACGACGGGCCCGCAGGTTGGGGTCCATCGCCACCATGGAGCCGGGCATCACCTCCCAGCGGAAGTCCTCCGGGCCGAACTGCCGCTCGGCCGCCGCCATCGGCACATCGATCAGCTCGCCGCCGGGGCCAAGGGGCAGCGGGACCATGTAGTCGGCGTTGGGGTCGGTCTGGAAGAACCACGCCTGCTTGCGCATGTGCTTCCCGGCCAGCTTGGTGACCTGCTGGCCCATGTCCTGCATCCGGCTGTTGGCCTTGGAGTTGAGGATCTCCGCCTCGCCCAGGGTGTCGGCAATCCGCCCGGTTCCGCCCACGATGTTCGGCGAGCCGGCCACCGTGTTGCCGATCCCCTGCATCCAGGAGATGATCGGCATGATGCCGTCCAGGACCATGTTCAGGTCAAGGACCTTGGCCCCGGCCGGATCGTCGGTCTTGATGGTGAAATGGTCCTCGGCGTTGTTGATCCGCTCGGCCGCATCCTTGGTGGACGGCGAGTAGGCCACGCCCTTCTTGGACTTCTTGACGCCCCGGATGGCCTTGTCCATCGCCATATCGATGGCGTCGGAGATGCTGCGGATGGTGGCGATCGGGGGCAGGGGGAACAGGTTCGACGGGACCGGGTTCCACGACAGGTGGTCGTACGGGCCATCCTCCGGGCCCTCATACCACGCCAGGCGAAGCCAATCGCTGGTGATCGAACCGGCCTGACGGGTGGGGATTGTGCCTTCCAGGATGCCATCGTGCCGGTAGAGGATGACGTTCCAGAGCTCGACCCGCTCGGTCATCCAGTTGCTGGCCCCGGCTCCGCCGGCGGTCAGGCGGTTGCCGGGGTTCTGCTCCCGCCCGGCCCGCTCGATGGTGTTCATCGCCTCGATCCGCTCGCGGGCATCGGCGAAGGTCGGATCGGCGAGCATGGCCTCCTTGGACACGACGAACTTGTGGGCCTCCCAGGACCGGCCCTTGAGGGTCTTGGCGTCGCAATCGACCGCGTAGTCCTCGAAGTCCACCGGCACAGTGAACGGCTCGCCAGCGTCGTAGAACGCCCCGTTCACCTCGTGCAGCCGCCGGGCGTTGCGGAGCCCGGTGTAGGTCACCGCCCACGGGCTGAACAGGGCATCGACGATCAGGTACCGGTACATCTCGCCGGTGTCGAGCTCCTCCTGGAGTTGCTCCAGTTGGGCCGAGAGCAGCAGCGTTTCCCCGTCCAGCATGGCCCGCCGGGGCCGGAGATAGGGCTTGGGGTGGTTGTACGCCAGGGCCGGGAGGAACGCATTGACGACCTGGGCGATGAGGTTCACCGCCCGGCCGCGCGTCGTCCGGTTGTTCGAGCCGTACCACGCCCCCGCGTAGGCCCCCAGGTGGTCGGCACGGGCCTCCCGCGCCCAGGACATCCGGGAGTGTGCATCCTCCACGGTCTCAAGCACGTGGGCGGCGTCCAGTGTCAATCCGTCGGCGCTGGGCATCGGCCAAACCTACGGACGCAGTCCATGGCGCGTCTACCCGCCTCAGTCCAGTTCGTCTTCGTCGGCGTCAGACTGGCGCCGCCGGCGTTCCTCGCGCCGTTTCCGCCGCCACCCGAACGAGCCAGGCGGGGCCTCGTGCTTGCCCTCCGGGCTGGCGGGCATCCGCAGACAGGCCTCGTGGGCCAGCATGGCGGAGATGACCATGTCGCCGTGCTGGGCTCGCTGCTCCTCGCTCATCCCGGACAGGGTCAGCGGACCCACCCCGCCCTCCTCGTAGTTCGTGTAGGCCGCGCACTGGTCGAGCATCTCGGCGTCGTGACTCTGGACCTCCCGCCGGGCCAGGGCGCCGCGGAAGACCTCCAGCATCGAGCGTTTGTTGTGGCGGGTGCTCGTCCATCCGTAGTTGGGCTTCTCCCGGCGGACCTTGGTCTCGTCCTTGGGCATCCGGTACAGGGTCGGATACTCCAGCCGGCGGAGGGTCAGAATCACCGCCGCTCCCGGTCCGTTGGCCTCGATGGCGATCGTCGGCGTCCGCTCCGGGTTGCCCCGAGCCAGCCAGAACCCCAGCAGGTAGAGGAACTGGCCGAGCTCGTTGGGCATGGTCAGGTTGTGCCGCCACCGCCCGACCTGCTCCCCGGTCTCGGCGTTCTCCAGGGTGATGACCGAGTCTGACGCCCCGACCCCTTGGGCGACGTCCACGCCGATCCCGCAGGGGAACGGGGGCGGCCGGAGAATCCCGTCCGCATCCTCGCGCAGATCACCCCACCACCACAGCCGCCCGGTTGACCCCGCCTCGGCCGGGACAAACCCAATCTTGTGCAGCGGCCGGGACCAGAACTCCTGGGAGGGATCGACGATCTCGCCGCGCGGCAGGGCCACCGTGCCCCGGAACGTCGGCGGCCGGACGTACAACGCCCGCTGCATGTGCAGGGTCTTCGGGTCGAACACCACCGACGAGGACCCTTCGTCGTCAATGTCCAGGTTCTCGGCGATGTCCTGGGCGTCCACCCGCTTGGCGACCTCCGCCTCATACCACGGGGTGGTGAAGTACCACTCGCCGGTCTCCTCGTCCTGGACGAGCTTGCGGCCGCGCCCCTTCTCGGGGTGGTCCCACCAGGCCATCCGCACGATGGGCAGCTTCCCCGACCGCTTGAGCAGGCCGAAGTACGAGCCCCGCTTGGGGGTGGAGATGAAGATCCGGCACGGGGTGCTGTCCTGGGTGGCGGCGTCGATCGAGCGGAGGTTGTCGATGGCGGCGGCCTCGTCGATGACGATCCGCGTCCGTCGCCCGCCACGGCCAATGTCGTCTCCGGTGGAATCGCCGTCGATGCCGGTGTCCCGGTCGGTGAACCGCATCCGCAGCCGGGCCCGGTCCACCGTCGGCCGCATCCACCAGGGCAGCCGATCGAGCATGTAGTCCAGCTTCCAGAACAGGGAGTCCGGGTCGTTGGGCCGATCGACCAGGTCCTCCTTGCGGGAGGCCACCAGGATGTTCGCCCCGGCCCGGAACAGGCACTGGTGAAGGCAATCGGCCAGACACACCCACGTCGCGCCCATCTCGCGGGACTTGTCCCAGACGATCGACTTGCCCTCCTTCTCGCACTGGTGCAGGGTGTTGATCGCCGCATCCTGGACGGGCCAGGTCACAAACGGCTGGTGGGGGGAGGCCTGACTCTGCCGGCGGCCGGTGTCGGTCTGCTCGACCAGGACGTAGGTCCACGCGCAGGTGTTGATCCACACCAGGGATGATGCCGCGCAGGCGTGCAACCAGCGAGCTCGCCAGACTTCGCTCTGGTCGGCCAGGGTGAGCAGCCGTTGCCGCTGGAGCACGTTGGCGGCCCGGTCCTTGGCGATGACCCACCCGGTCACCGGGCAGGTCCACTGGTCCCCGGGGTAGGTCAGGGGGTGGCCGAACGGGGTGTCGGCCGGCTTCACCGGTTGCCCTTCAGCAGCGCGTTGACCGCCTCCGCGTCGGACTTGGGGACCGCCAGTTTGCACAGCATGAGCACGTCACCGGAGTTGCGCGACTCGACGGTGATGGATTCCTTGGGCTTGCCGAGTTGCCGGTCCATGACCAGGCGGGCGGCGGTGATGCGGTCCTTGTTGGGGCTGGCCGACTGCATCTCGGCGATCAGGGTGCCGAAGGCCAGGAGGGAGGCGTGCTGGGGCGGCTGGCCCTTCACCTCCACGGTCCAGGCTTCGATGATCTTGCGGACCTCGACGGTCTCCATGGGCGGCCGACCGCCGGGGGGCTCACGCCGCCCGCCAGGACCGCCCGGGTTGCCCTTCTGGAACTTGCCCATGAACTGACCTCACCACGCCAGGAGCAGCAGCCCGATAAGCAGGCCGACGGCCAGGCCCCACGCGAATCCCTGGGACCGCTTGAGCCAGACCAGCGATTCCCAGGTTGACAGTCCGAGCCGTTGCAGCAGTTTGCGCATGGATCACTCCAGGATGAGGGTGCGGCGGGCGTTGCTGGCGGGCGGATTGGCCGCCTCGCCACTCCGCAGCAACGTCCCCAGTTGCGTGGTGGTCAGGGCCGTGTCCTCGTCGCAGTACACGGCGTGCACCGCGTGCCCGTCCACAGCGGAGCGGCTCGCATCCGCATGCACCACCTTGCTCGGCCGCAGCACCAGCCCCGTCCACGTGAACGAGTCGGTGTTCACCTGCGATCCGCCGACCGACACCGCGAGGGCGATGGTCGTGTCCGAGCCGCTCACCGTGCCCGAGATGCCGATGTGGATCTGCGAACCCCGGCCGAGCTCAAACTCTTCATTGGCCACCGCCGCCACCGTGCGGGTGGTGGTGCCGTCCGTGAATGAGATCCGCCGGTTCGCCACGTCGTACGCGATCGAGATTCGGCGGGCCGGCGTGTCACTCTCCACCAGCCACGCCAGCGTCCGCCCGGTGGGCAGGTTGAGCGTGTACTGATCGTGCCCGTTCTCGGGCATCTGGAGCGTTAGGGCCAGCGTCCAGGTGTTGGAGCAGTTGAAGCCCACGCTCTCCGCCAGGGTGTTCAGCACGCCCACGCCGGCGGCCGTCGCCATCGGCGGCGGAACGATCGGCATCGGCGGCGGGTTGGCCCCGGCCGCGTCCTGGATGACCGACTCGAAGGCGATCAGGAAGTCGGCCCGCTCGGCTGGCGAGAATGTGATCGTCTGAATCTGAGCCAACAGCGAGAACGTGGCCGTCCAGCCGGTGGTGTCCAGTTCAAACTGCACCGGAATCCAACCAGTGCCGTTCAATCCCTGCGCGATGCGATTGACGGTGAAGCCGCCGCCCGTGTTGGCCTGGTCAGCAAAGGACAACTGGATTGTGCTGGTCGTGCTGTTGTTGTACGGCCGGGTGTTGTTGTCCACGAACGGCTCGGCGGGGGGAAGCAGGTAGATCCACGCCTTCACCCGCGT